ACCTGATAACTTCTCTAGCCGTGTTAGGATCGTACTCGGTTGTGCCAGCGTTAGGGTTTTCGCCGACAAGGATCTGCCTTGCGAGTACACCCTCACGGATCTTGTAAAGCCGTTCGATCTCATTGCTCAGGACAACCTGACGAGCCACGCCACGATCATCTCGTGACACGGATTCTGGGATGATCTGGTTGTCTGGGAGAAGTGTTTGGTCTGTAACCCTGCCAAGCTGCATCTCACGCTGGGCTTCTGCGATCAGCCTGCGATCCATCTCTTGCTCTGTCTCCAAGCCAAACTCTTTTGCAATACTGCTGGTTGGAGAGATGATGCGACCCGTGAACTGGGATCGTGTCGCAGTCCTCGGATCTGCTGGGCTAGTGATTGGGTTTAGAAGTGGACTGTCATCTGTTACGTCACGAACCCTGACTGGCTGACCCGTCCTGAACTCTGCCTCCCACAAAAGACCTTGAGGGGTATGGAAAGTAAATGTCTCTGTATTGTTGCCATCCCCATCCTGACTAACGCTACGACCAAGGGGTACGCTATTGATCGCAGGGTTCTGGCCAATGTCTGGGACTTCTCCAGCAAGCCGATCCCCGAACACAGTCTTGGGGGTTGAGGTTGTCTCTGTTTCCCCAGTCTCAATATCAATCCTCTGCTGTGTGGTTGTGTTAGCGTTTCTTGCTGCCTCAGTAATCTGTGTCAGTCGTTCTGGAGTTAGTGATGCAGCTAGGTCTGCTTTACTCTTAAGCTCGTCAGATAGTTTCTCAGCATAGAAAGCCTCGTTATCACGGGTGATTGCATTCACACCGCCACCGATCAGTCCTCCAGTTACGAGTCCTACCGCACCAGACTGCAGTGCCCCATCCATGATTCCCCTGTTCGGATCGTACCCAGCAAACTTAGAGGCAACGAAGTTGTTGGCCATCTGAGAACCAGTCTCCTGCAAGAACTCTTCGGTAGCTCCCTCGACCACACCACGAAGGATGGATCTCTTGGCAATTCCAGCCGTTAATCTTCCAGCAAGACCACCAAGGGGTATTGCCTCCGTAAGTCCGATAGCACCGCCAGCTAGGGCTGATGCCCTCGAAGTAAACTCGTTTGCCCCAGCCTGCCTTGCCTCCTCGTAGGTAGACCCAGCGTTTGTTGCAGCTCCAAGCACAGCTGCTGTACCAAGTCCGACAGCACCAACGGCTGCTTCAGGCGCAGCTGCTGCTGCTGCTGCAGCTACACCAAAGAACCCAAGCGCACTGCCAAGACCTTGGGGCAGTAAGGTATTAATAAAATCATTGCGTAGACGGGGATCTTCGATGCCAGTTGTCTGCTTAACACTCTCGTCGATATTCTGTGCGATCTTATAGATATCACGCTCAGTGACTGGAGTGTTGTCATCGTAGTTTCCAAGAGACTCGCCAATGGCTTGCTGGGCTAGGGCAGCTGCCTTAAAGGCTGATGTGAAAGTTCCAGATGCGCCCTTGTAGATATTCCCGAGGAATGCAGATCCACGCTCAACCGCACCGAGGTCACCCAGCGCATCCTGCGATGCAATCTTTACAAACTCGTCGGAAGCCTGACCAACTTCCTTTTCATCTCTAGGCTCAACCTGCGTGTAATACTCCTGAACGTACTGGGAGTACTTGTTGATCGTATCTACTTTACCCTCGGTGGGTAATTCGTCGTACCCTACTTGGGCTTTAATGTCGTCCCAAGGTGTGATCGCCATGATCAGTTACCAGACTTCAGCTTCTTTTCTTCCTCGATAATGTCTGCTGCAATTCTACGCATGGCTGCAGTGTTCACATTTCCTTTTGCGTTCTTTTGCCCTTTAACTGATTCAAATTCTTTTTTGAGTGCTTCGATTTTCATCCTGCTGTCGTTCGCACTTTCAGACGCAATATCTTCTTTGCTGCGAACTCGGCGACCAGTGCCACCTCTTGCTGCTGGGTTTTCCGCTGGTTCAGCAACTCCACTTTCCTGCATCATAGATTCAACCTGATCGCTGGTTGACGAAGGCTTGCTTCTCTCCACTGGTACTGGACTCATATCTGCGCCAGTTGGGGCTGCTTGTCTTGGTGCAGTTGCCTTACTTCCAAAGATGCCACCAAGAATGCTTGAGTTCTTCTCAGCTGCGATCTCTGGTGCGTTGCCCTTAAACATGGACTTGTAAGCCTCAAGGTCTGCAGCCGAATCAAATACTGCCTTAACAGTTGATCCGTCTGCGTCTGTCGTATTGTACTCGAACTTCCCACCACCAAGAGACTTGGTCATCATCTTCATGGCATAGTCACTGTTCTGCAGTCGTGCCTGTAGTCTTTGCTTCGCAGTGTTATCTTCATCTGTTCCGTAGCCACGATCCTGCATTGTCTTGTCTAGTTTCGACAATTCGCCCATCAAATTGATCTGCTCGTCTGAGTGGGCATTCAGTGCTGATGTGATTGCACTAAAAGACCGTGCGCCCTTTGAGACTGGATCGTTACCACCAAAAGAACCCCCACCAGACCTAGCTGACTGCATTCTTTCTTGAGCTGCAATTCTTTGAGCCTGCATCTCTTTCTCTGCGTCCAGCTTCCTCTGCGATGTAATTGCATCCAGACCAGAGTTCATCATGTACGCTCCAGCCTGTGCTACTCCTCCGTAATAATCTGGCATATTAAGCTCCGTATCCGCAGATGGCCTTAGCCCTGCGAACTTGTTTTACCTTTGTATCCATCCAGCGTTTGATCCATCCCTTGAGGGTTGCTTTACCACTGATGAAATTAGCGATCCGTTCCCCGTGCTTGATATATCCGTTCAGCATCCACTTCGGTGCCATGCTCAACATCCATTCCCTAAAGACCATCCACTCAGGATTATCTTCACCGTACACCTCACGAGCCACCCAGCACACAAGACCACCGATACCCATTCCCAATCCAGCAATACCCTGAGCTGCGCCAATGATCTGTGCGCCCATCGGCTGGTAGGTGGAAGCCTGATAGGCAAGCTGTGCGTTATAGCCAGACATCGCTGTCGAATAGTTCTGTGCGTTGATACCCTGACCCTGAATGTATTGCTGACCCCCCAAGAAAGCTGCGTTCTGCATGGGTTGCATTGTGTTAGGCGAGAAGCCAGAGGCACCAGTCGAAGGGCTACCAATCTGTCCGTTGGCAATCGGGGAGAGTCCAAGATAGCTCTGCGTATTTGCGATGCGTTGCTGTTGGAGTTGCTGACCCACGTTAAACTTAGCGAGAACTTCGGCAGCACTGGCTGCGTTACCATACATGTTTCCACGAGCTGCCTGAGAAGAACGGATGTCCTGCTCTGCAACCCGAGCCTGATCGGCTGATAGGCTAGATCCCAAAGCAAGTTCGCTGGAGATCTTTTCACCGAGCTGTTGGTTGGCCTTAAACCGCTCGGGGTCTGCCATCTCCAAGATTCTGCGTTGTTCTGCTACGGCATCGGTACCGTATTTCTTTGAAAGTGTGATTGCGTTTTCGACCTGTGCATCCGAGGTCTTACGCATGATATCGATATCAGTCGGTACGCTTGCTTCCTTCCCCTGACGATATGCTTCTAATGTTAATGGATACCCTGTCGTTGCGTAGTATTCCATCGCCTCCTTGTTGGCTGCACCAGTATCAGCTGGAGATACAGATGGAGGGGGTGGCGGTGCAGGAGGAGGTGAAGGAGGCGATCCCATATTAGTTTGTTATCTATATCTGTTTAGAAGCTGAAAGCAGACGGGTCAAGCCTTTATAAGAGAGTCTGGACAGGACTTTAAATGGGTACTCTTTTATAACCCCACCAAGGTGATTCCTTCTTGCAGCGAACTTTGGCCTATCACCCCATACGGTAAGAAGCAGGTCTATGAGCCTAGCTAGGTTCTCTGCCTTCGGAGCTATAACCAGCTCGATCCAGCATATGTCACAGTATGGGTCGCTGTAGTATGGGTCTTCTATAGCCCTCTGGACTGTGTCAACAAACCTGACCATAGCCATAGCCTCTATCCCGTCTTTACCCTTGATATAGCCAAGCAGCTTGTTTTCACGGTACCACCGCATCCAAGGCTTGAAGTCGCCCCAACACATTGAGGGGCTGTAGTGTTCCTGAACGAACGACTGAATCGAGTCTAGGTCTTCCTCAAAGGCCGAGGCCACGCTGATCCTCTGGAACCGAGTAATCTGTGACAGCTACTTTACGAAGGGGGTTGGTATCACGGTAGTACTGATTAACCATCTTGTACCACTCGTTGCGCTGGGCATCGCTGGATGCCAGCATCTCCTTAGACTTGGGAATGTAAACCTCTTGACGCTCCTTCTCGTAAGCCTCTCTACGCCTCTTTTGATCTACACGATCTTCAGCGTAGGGGTCTGGTGCTGGTGCTGGCTGTGATCCTCCTCCTCCCATATATATGCTTCTGTATGCCTAACAGTTGTCAGATGTCAAGTGACTAGGTAGGGCTGGAGGTATGCGGATATGGACATACCACGGACTGCTAGATACCCAGAGGTCGAGCTGACCCTGAATATGATTTCCCTGAAGTAGTCTTGATCGATCATGGTATCACCATGAGTCTGGATTGGCGGGTATCCGTCTAAGTACTGAGGAAGATAAAGTGGAAGCACAAGCGGTGCGCTCGCTGTTGGCACAGTATTTAATGTGTCCCAATCACTATTGTCCATTGAGTATTCAATGGTTGCAACTGCATGTGAGTTATAAAACTCGATCTCGCTTTTGTTCCCAAGTTTCCTAGATCCAGCCTCACCGAATGTCATGCCCCTTGTGGCGATGCTTGTGGGTATTCCAACACCGCTATCATTTGTAGCTGACGCATCGTCAGAGTATGTTCGTGTTGCTGAAGAGTTAAAGTTATGCCCTCTTCTCCATAGATACACCCTCCCGTTTCTGTCTCCAAAAACAAGGCCAGTAAATAGTGCCGTTTCGGCAACTGAATTAGGAAGCGCAATGCCGTTTGTCGCCTGAAGTCCAGTATACGGGTAGAACCTTCCAGACCATTCGCCAATCCAGCATTTGTTGGAGGTATCGAAAGCAACCGTGATAGCACCACCAGTTACCGTCTTTGCGGAAAGGATCACCGTGTTTTCGTGAAACACCATCGAGATCTCGCTGGGCTGGGTAATATCGATCTGTTTGATCTTGTCCTCGATTGGTAGCGATATCGGAAGGCTGACCGCTTGCTCCTGTCCTTGCAGTGTACGGCTCAGAAGCCGAACTCCGTCACGGGACATAAACATAACATCAGATCCAACCCTAAGCGTTGCCGACTGGCTCAGGGCACCGTTGGCGTTCTCAACTGTTTCGACTGAGAAA